ATGGACAACGACCTCACAAAAATGGGGGCTGCCAATTGCCCGCGCCCGGATCGCAGATCCATCGAAGCCGAGATTGAACGTCTGATCGGTCTGCTCGACAAGTTCGATGGAGACCCAGACCTTGAGGAGGCTGGCGATCTGGAGCCCTCTCTCGGTTGGCCCGCGCTGGGACCTCAGCAGTTCGGGCGCGCTCCCCAATCCCTGGATGACGACCGCGAGGAGGACAATGCGGATTGTGAGCCCTCTCTGGCGACACCCGAGGCCAAAAGCCCTCCGGGGATGCTTCGGATGTCGGGCGATCCGGAGAGCTGGTTGGGTGGGCACCTGTCTGGCTTTCACGTACGCACGAACCAGTTGAGCCAGCTCGGCTGGGCAGCGGGTGGCGATACCGACGCCGAGTACGATCCCACCGATCATGGAGAGCCCGACGATGGAATCTGATCGTTCCGTTCCCGAAAGGCTCGATCTGATCTGGGGCGCCACAGCAATTGCTGCGGCCCTCAACCGGACCCGCCGCCAGACTTTCCACATGCTGGAAAACGGGGAACTGCCGGCGAAGAAGGTCGGCGGCCGTTGGGTCGCCTCCCGCAAGAAGCTCGAGGAGCTGTTCGAAGGGGACGCTGCATGACGGATCAGATCATCGCAACGATCCCGAAGAACGCCAACGAGGAATTGCGGATCAGCTTGACCGAATATCAGGGTCATCGGCTGTGCGCCGTGCGTGTCTATTACGATCCGCGCGACGGCGGCGATATGCGGCCCGGCAAATCGGGCGTCAACGTCCGGCTGACGATGCTGCCGGAGATCATCGAAGCACTCCAGGAAGCTTGGAAGCAAGCGGGCGGGGGCAAAGCATGACAGGCATTGCCTCGCCGTCACTCGACACGATCAAGACAGCGGCCAACTGGCTCGCCGACAATTGGGAGGAGGTGCGCCTCCTCTCCCAAACGGCCCTCCTACGCGAACGCTATGGCCTCGGCTTCAACGATGCCGTCAAAGCGATGGCCGAGGCAAAGCGCATACGGGAGGGGCGAGAATGAGTCGGAGAAGTCGTCGCTCGAAATCTCCGCCATTTGTCCAACTGTTCCGGTGGGTGACGCAGTCGCCCGCCTGGCGAGAGCTCGATCCCGTAGCTCGCGCTCTCTACCTGGAACTGAGGGAGCGCTTCAACGGGCACAACAATGGAATGATTGGCCTCGGCTGTCGCGAAGCTGCGAAGGCTATCAATGTCGGGCCCGATACAGCCAACCGGGCGTTTAAGAAACTGCGAGCGCTCGGTTTCATCGAGCCGGCTACACCCGGCGGCTTTAGCACCAACGGTAGGCGAGCCACCGAATGGCTTCTGACGGAATTGCCGGACGATCGCACGGGTCACAAGGCTACCAAGGACTTCGCGCATTGGCGGCCAGAAAAAATAAAACCTAGTCCGATCTCAAGGACACCAAGTCCGATCCCAAGGACGCAACAAGACCTAACCGCCGGAAATTCTCGTTTGCGTCCGACCTCAAGGACTGAAGTCGCGAAAAACGCCGAAATAGCGTCCGGCCTCAAGGACACATCTAGATATACCATATCCCCTGTGCGCCGGAACGCAGCGGCTAGTGCAGGCGCTGCAGCTGTTGCCCTCGAAGAGGGGGGGCGCTGATGGCCGAGCTCATCTGCTTCCCTCAGGAGCGCAATGTAGGAAAGGCTCGTCACGTTGCCGAGATCTATCTTCGGCGGCGAACGGACAAGGCTCGCTCGACCTACTGGCGAGACACCTGCGCCACTCTCGAATGGATGATGCGTCGACGGGGGTTCGCCCCCGCCGAGATCGAACGTCAGGTCTCGGCCTTCACCTGGGCCGTGCAGAACGAAATCAACCGCCTCAGCGCGCGCGGCAATGGACCAGGTGCAGCATGAGCCAGTTCGCGAAGGATCATCTCCCCATGAACTTTCACAACGCGACCGCCCCAGCGGCCAGCACACCTACTTTGTTGGCAAAACTTCAGCGCCGCTCCGACAGCCGCCAGAAGCGCACCGTCCACATCATCATGGTGCTGTTCAAGTTCGATACCGAGCACTGCCAGAAGGAAATCGGTGCAATTCGGCACCGATTGAACGGGCTGCGCTACAAGGCGGCGATGCAGACACGCTACGCACATGCATTTGTCGTGCAAACGCACCTTACCGCCGATGAATTGATGGATCAGGTCCGCCCGGTGGTCTCGACCGATTGCGTACCCTCCATCGAGCGCGCCTGGTGCTTCACCCCTGGCGCTGACATCGCGGCCTCGGAAGTGCTGGATCCTCTGACCGACTATGTCAGGGAGGCCTGGGAGGAGGTCCGGCGCTGGAACGACCCGGCGCGCCATCGCAAGCCTAGTCCTACCCAGATCTTCGAGCGCAAGGCGATCAAGCCCGAGGATCGGCACTCGACCATCCGTTCTCGTCTGCTCGGCAAGGAGGCGTGATATTGGGATACCCGAAGAAAGCCAGCGCGCCTTCGAAGGTCGCCCAAATACCAAAGGGCTCGATCATCGCGCGCCGTCTCGTCGATAATCCGCTGCGCACGCCCGCTACTTACCTGGACGAGCTGCGGCGCGCTGCAGAGCATGGCGACCGGCGCGGCTTTGAGCCGGGCAAGATCGAGGCTGCGATCAACATGCAGACCCTCATCGGCGGCTTTGCTCGCGTTCGAAATCGGACCGAAGCACAGATGCATGCGGCTGCTCGCTATCGGTCGATCTATGAGCGGGCCCAGCTCGGCGGCTCCCGCGCCGTGGACTATGCCGCGGTGAAGGTCGACACCTCAGGTCCGGCAGAGAGCACTGTCCTGGAGATTGGCGAGCAGGCACGTCGGGAGTATCGCGACATGGTGAAAGTCCTCGGCATGGACCGCTCCCGACTTATCGAGCAGGTGGTCTGTCACGACATGTCCATCCGTGACGTCGCTGTCACGCGTGACCTGCGTGACAGTGGGGCAGGGCGCGCCCTAATCGTTCGGCTCCTTAAGGACGCGATCGACGTGGTGGCGGAGCATTTCGGGTACTCAGGTGTAACGCAGGGGAGCAGTCGGAAACGAGATTGGAATGACGGCTGCGCCGAGAAGATGATTTTTACGGGCGAGATCAGGAATCCCAAACGAAACAAGGGCTAAGCGCTTGACGTTCTAGTCCATTATCGGTAAGTTCCTGATATGTTCGGCACAGTGCGCCCCAGGCTAGGATTAGCCGTCGGGTTGTTGCGATGGCGGGCCAATCGGCGTACCAATTCGCTGCGTTGGCAGTCTGCGCCGGTGGGCTCGCCTCGGCGGGCTTTCTTCATTTCGCCCCCTCTGAGGAGGACTCCATGTTCATCATGATCGTGTGCCATAGGGGCGCACCGGAACACTCCGGAGATCATGATGCACTACAAGCGCAAGGGTCCGAAATCCACGCGGGCGGGTTGCCTGCTCTGTAAGCCTCACAAGCGGCAGGGCGCACTTCCCCCGTAGCAAGAACATGCAGTTCAGCAATCGCAGGCGGTATGAGGCTGGCGAGGCTGGGCTGCGAGACAGGTAGAGGTTCAGTGTCGTGTCCCGCTCCTATCGTCATACCCCGATCACCGGGATCACAGTGGCCGAGAGCGACAAGCCGTTCAAGGTGTTAGAACATCGCCGCGAACGCAGGGCGGTGAACGCTGCGCTGAGTACTGGTGGGGATATCCCGTCGCCCAAAGCGTTCGGAAACCCAGGGGCATCGGAGAAGGATGGTAAGGCCTTTTTCGATGCCGCTCGGCATCCGAAGCTCATGCGCAAATAGGCCCCTGAGTACCTGCACTGGAGCTCGTGTGGTTTGCAAGGCAGTTCAGCAACCGTAACCTATCGGCATCCGTTCCCGTTCTGCTAGCAGAAGGCAGGGGAATGACCGAAGACGAACTGCGACAACGCTTCGACCTGACGCTCCAGTCCATCGGATCTTGGAGTGCCGACACTGCGGATTTCATACGCGCAGCCAGTAAGGCCGATGTGGCCGGCGATCCTGATGAGGAAGCTCTTCAATCGGCAGAACAGACCCTTGAGGCCATTCGGGAAGAGCAGCGCTCCCTGGAGGAGGCCTGCCGGTCTTCGTCATTCAAAAGCGACGATATAGAGAACGGCATGGCGACAGCGATGGCCGAGCTCTACAACCTCGAGCGCGAAATTGCTGCTGCTATCCTGAAGCTCAAGGACGTGTGGGATCATTGATCGGGTAGCTGATATTGGTGAGGCCGCTACAGCGGCCTCACCAATATATCAATTTCCGCCGGGACGCTCTGAAGCGGCGCGGTCACCACAGCGCGAGCCATCGGCGGCGCGGTCCGACGGCACATTGCAGTTGCCGGCATATACAGAAGTACTCATCGCCGAAATGGCGATGATGACAGCAAACAGAAGTTTCATAGTTGAGTCCCCCTTGGTCAAATCGACCAAGGATTTTTATTGCTGGTCTTTGACCAGAAGGCAAGCTCTACTGCTCATGTCACATGGGACATGGTAGCTGCCTGCATACAATGATCCGCCAAGTATGCCACTCACTCTCCCATGAGTCCGACAGCACAGACGGGAGTGCGTCATCCAAAAAAGCGGCCGTTCGGGTAGCATCATCTTTGTGTACGAAGGCGCCCCGAAATCGACGAGTGTATTACGTCCTGAGTTCGTGCCTTGCTGGGAACAATATTCCCTGCGATAAGGCGCGCCATACGTTTTCAGCCTAAGTCGGCTGCCTTCTGCCAGTTCGAACTGGTCCCTGGCTCTCGAAATCTGCTCTGCGAACGTCTGAAGCCCAGCATTCCGCTGGCACTAACGCTCGTTCGCGCAGCGTCCGAGCCAAAGGAAAAGTCAAATGGCCATCAAAGGCACCGTAAAGTTCTTCAACACCACCAAAGGCTTCGGCTTTGTCACCCCGGAAACGGGCGGCAAGGACCACTTCGTCCACATCTCTGCCGTTCAGCGGGCCGGTATTGACGGCCTCTATGAGAACGACAAGCTGACCTACGAAGTTGAAACGGGTCGTGACGGACGCGAGTCCGCCGTCAACTTGTCGCTCGTTCAGTAAGCTCCCGCTTATTGCAGCAGTCTCGAAGGTCGCCCCTTGTGGCGGCCTCTTTTGTGCACGCGTTTAGAGCTGTGAGCGGTCGTTCCGTTCGCTGACACCATCTCTACCGTGACATCGTGGGAAGTCGAGCATCAAATAGCCCTTCGTGACGAGCCATTCACGAACCACGAACCGGTAGGCATCCTGCTTAGTTCGGAAATCACTTGGTCCTTCGGAAATGAAGCGCTCCAGTGCTTCTGCAACATCATCTTCTATCCGAATGGTGATCCGGTTTCTCATTCTCCTCCCCTTTGCCGCTCAAAGGGGTGTGAAGTAGCTGCCCCGGGAGTCAATGGCAACGTGACGCCGGGACTAAGGCAAGCCAGTAGAAACGCATGCCAAGCAAACCACCCGCCAGCCAGGCCATGCTGCATAAGGCTAGAGCCCGCCGCACCTCGTATGATCGCAAGCGCAACCTGCAGGAGTGGCGTCACTGGTACTGGACTTCTCGCTGGCGAAAGAGGGCCAAGGCCCAACTCGCCGCCGAGCCGCTCTGCGCCATCTGCTTGAAGGCTGGCAGGGTGACGGCGGCAACGGTCGCAGACCACGTCGAGCCCCATCGTGGCGACCCGGTGAAGTTCTGGGAAGGTGAGCTCCAGTCCGTCTGCGACGAAGCTCCATGGCGCTGTCACTCGAGCGTGAAGCAGCGCGAGGAAGGACGGCTCCTCTAGCGGGGAACGGCGCCAACTATGCGCAGAGGTGTGGTTGCTAGAAGTTCACGGCATTCACGCCCGTTGATCGGCGGCAGCATTTCTCCGAGCCAGTATCGACGGATCCAATCCAGAGAAAGGTGGCCATCAGGGACGTTGTTGCGCCAATCTGTCCGATGAAGAGTTGCTCGGTTGTCCACTAGTTCCACTTGGTAGAGCAGCATCAACCGTCTGGAGTTGTCAGCATCGGCGTAGTGCTTTGCCTCGTGGACATCATCGAAGAAGAACGCGGCTTCGAGGCGCGAGGGGAGGTGCGCGAACTCGTTAGCGCGCACATCTTCCATCGCAGCCTCGATTGCGAACCGCCCATGACTGAGCCCATAGAGCCGAATGATTCGTCCCCAGTTTCCGGGCTCCACTATCGATCCAACGCCAAGTGGCGTCGAGTTCAGGTGAAAGTAGACTGTCACCAACTCCCTCCCAACAGCCTGTAGGGCATTTGTGCAGGAAGGGTGGGTGAAAAGTCTAGAACCCTTCGCTTCTGCACCGGTGGCCCAAGCAAAAATCTGCGCGTGCGGATTAAAGTCGGAATTCAGGAAAATCTCCATGCAGCGTGGCCCCAAAGCCCAATTACCTTCCGAGAAGAAGGCCAAGGGCACCTATCAGCCGGTCAGGGATGGTCACAGGGTCGAGATCATCGAGCCGATGTCCACGCCCAAACAGCCGGACTGGCTGACGAGCGAGGCAGAGGAAGTCTGGCTCGACGACATCGGACGCGTGAAGCTCGCGACGGAATCGGACAGCAGCCTGTTCGCAAACTACTGCTCGCTGCAGGGCGCCATCGTGAAAGCGATCCGAGCCGGCGAGACGCCGCCCATTGCGGCCTTCACTGAGGTCCGAAAGATGCAGGAAGTGCTGGGCATTGGAGGGGCGCGCAGCCGCGTCGGCGTAGTGCCCGAGGGTGGCAAATCCGGGAATGTCTTCGCCCGAAATGGCCGCAGGCAGTAGGGGGCACGGCGCCCGCGACTATGCGGGCATTGCCGAGAAGTGGGCTAGGGACGTCGTTGCGGGCAGGGTGGTCGCGTGCAAGTGGGTCAAACTCGCGTGCCGGCGTCATCTCCGTGACCTCGAGCGGTCTACGTTGGACAAGCGCTGGGGCTTCTACTTCGATTGCTGGCACGCAGACGATGTGTGCGATTTCATCGAGAAGTTGCCCCACGTGGAGGGCCAATGGAAGACGGCGACGATTTTCCTCGAGCCGGCGCAGGTCTTCATCCTCACCACGATCTTCGGGTGGCGCAGAAGGGAGGATGGCAAGCGCCGCTTCAGCTACGTCTACATCGAGATGGCGCGTAAGGGCGCCAAGTCGACTCTGACCGCGGGGGTGGGATTGTACTGCCTGACCTGTGAGGACGAAGTAGGCCCCCAGGTCATCGTCGGCGCTACCACAGGAGAACAGGCCAAGAAGGTCTTCGGCCCGATGCAGAAGATGGTGCGTCGCAGCCACGATCTGCAGGACGCGTTCGGTGTGACTGCGTGGTCGCGATCAATCACCTGCGCCGCCAACTATGGGTATGTCCAGCCGATCAACGCCAAGGGGTCTACGCAGGACGGGCACAACCCGCATATGGGCGTGCTCGACGAGCTCCATGCCCACAAGGACCGCGGGCTCTTCGACGTCATCAAGTCGGCGTTCGGCGCCCGGTCCAACCCGCTGATGTGGATCATCACCACGGCGGGCTTCAACACAAACGGCGTTTGCTACGAGCAGCGCACCTACCTGACCAAGGTCCTCGAGGAGGTATTCGAGGCCGACCACTTCTTCGGCATCATCTTCACCCTCGATGACGAGGTGCTGGATGATGACGGCAAGGTCATCACGCCGGCCGACGATCCCTTCGACGAGAAGGTCTGGATCAAGGCGAACCCGATGCTAGGGGTGACGCCGAGCCTCAAATACCTGCGCGACGAGGCCAAGGACGCGAAGGCCTCTCCGGGCAGCGAAGGCAACTTCCTGACCAAGAACCTGAACCGGTGGCTCAACGCCAATTCAGCCTGGCTCAATATGGCGCGCTGGAAGCAGTGTGCCGACCCGGCACTGAGCTGGGATGCCTTCAAGGACCTCGACTGCTGGATCGGCGGTGACCTCGCGGACAAGGACGACATCACCGCCCTGGTGCTCGCCGCCTTCGACGCCGATGACAGGCTGATCTTCAAGCCCGTGTTCTGGCTCCCCGAGGCGGTGCTGGCGGACCCACTGCACGCCGAGGGTAGAGGGCCAGCTCCCTATCGCAGCTGGCATCAACAGGGACACCTGCGCCTCACGCCCGGCGACTGGGTCGATCACAACGAGGTCGAGCGGCAGGTCGAGCAGTGGATCGAGGAGTACGCCATCCGGCGCATCACCTTCGACCAGTTCGCCGCGGCGCAGGCGATGGCCAGCCGCTTGAACGAAAACCATGGCAGTGGAGACGAGCCCTTGGCGGAGATCCTGCACAAGAAGGCGGCTGCCGTTACCGATCCGGCCAAGGAGCTGGAGGCCCGCGTCAAGGGCGGCCCCAACCGGCTCCGGCACGACGGCAATCCGGTGATGAACTGGATGGCCTCGAATGTCGTCGTCAGTCGGCGCCGGGACGAAACGCTCCTTCCGATCAAGGAGAGCCAGATGAGCCCGAACAAGATCGACGGGATCGATGCGCTGATCAACGCCATCGCACCGGCGGTGGGTATGGCGACTGAGGCCGGCGAGGACCTCAGCGATTATCTCGCCAGCATGAGGGCGATGGCATGAACCCGTTTGGGTGGATCGCCAGCTGGGCCCAGAACCCGAAGATTTCGGGTCGGGACAGCAAGGAAACCTTGGCGGCCTATGTCAACCGCGCCGCCGCTCGTCCAACGGTCGATGGCTCGCTCGCGCTGTCGACGGCATGGTCCTGTATCCGGCTGCTCTCGGAAACCACCGGCACGCTGCCGTTGCCGCTCTACCGCAAGCTTTCGCAGGACAAGCGCGAGCTCGCATCTGACCATCCGCTCTACGGTCTCCTGCACGACAGCCCCAATGCGTGGCAGACTGCGGCCGAATACTGGGAGGGGCAGGTTGCCCACCTGTGCGGCTGGGGCAACGCGTTCTCCGAGCAGAAATTCATCGGCGACCGCCTGGTCGCGCTGGAACCGCTGCCGCCGACCACGATGGTCGCACGCGATACCAACGGCAACCTGCGTTACGCAGTCAACGACCGTGGCCGGAGGGAGATGCTGCCGGCCAGCAAAATCTTCCATGTTCGGGGATTCGGCTTCGGCGGTGACGTCGGTCTCTCGCCGATCCAGTACAACTGGCGGACCCTGCGCGGATCGATCGCCGCCGAGGAAGCTGCCGTCCAGTTCATGGAGGGTGGACTGCAGATCGCCGGCTTCGCCAAGGAGGCGCCCGGCGGGAAATCGACCACTGAACAGCGGCGGGAGCTGATGGAGCTCTTCGCCGAATTCATGGGGTCGAAGTCCAGCGGCAAGGTGATGCCGCTGCCGACGGGGTGGGACTGGGTCCAACTCACCATGAACCCGGAGGACGCACAGCTCCTCGAGACGCGCGGCTTCAATGTCGAGCAGGTCTGCCGCATCTATCGTGTGCCGCCATTCATGGTCGGCCACTCCCAGAATTCGACCAGCTGGGGCACGGGCCTCGAGCAGCAGAATACCGGCTTCCTGACCTACAGCCTGCGGCCGTACCTGGTGCGGATCGAGCAGGCGGTGAAGAAGCAACTGCTCAAGCCCGGCGAACGCATGTCGCTCTATGCGGAGTTCGTCCTCGAGGGGCTGCTACGGGCGGACAGTGCCGGACGAGCGGCGCTCTACGCCTCTGGTGGCCAGAACGGCTGGATGACCCGCAACGAAATGCGCCGCCGCGAGAACCTGCCTCCTGCCGAGGGTGGAGACGTCCTGACCGTCCAGTCCAACCTCATCCCGCTGGATCGCCTGGAGGCACAAGCATCGTCGGGCGAGCAGCAATTGCGGTCGGCGATGATGAACCTTCTGTTCGGTCGTGATCTCGACGCGCTCATCGACCAACGGCTGAGCACTCGGATGGGGCACAACGGCGGCCCGCCGTTCGACCCAAGCAAGGAATGATCCTCATGAAAACCAAGGATTTTGCCCTGGAGGTGAAGAACCTCTCGGATGACGGCACCTTTGAGGGCTATGGCTCCATCTTCGGCAACGTCGACAGCTATGGCGAAGTCGTCGAGGCAGGCGCGTTCAGCAAGTCGCTGGCCCGACATGCCAAGGCGAAGACCAGTCCGCTGATGTTGTGGCAGCACAATCCCGACTACCCGATCGGTGTGTGGGAAAGCCTCGAAGAGGACAGCAAGGGTCTGTTCGGGCGCGGGCGGTTGCTCAAGGGCGTACAGAAGGCCGACGAGGCGCACATCATCATGAAGAATGGGGCGATCCGCGGCCTCTCCATCGGCTATCGCGAACTGCGCGCCCAGCCGGACGGCAACAACCGCACGCTGCTCGAGCTCGACCTCATGGAGATCAGCCCGGTGACGTTCCCGGCCAACGACAAGGCGCGGATCACCGCCGTCAAATCCGAACGCATGGAGGAATTCGCCCGCCGGCTGCGCGATGGCGAGCCCATGCCCGTCAAGGAATTCGAGGACATCCTGCGCGAGGCAGGCGTCCCCAAAGCCATGGCCGTACAGATCGCCTCTGTCGGCTATGCGAAGGCCATTCGGAGCGAGTCCGAGGGCGTGAAGGCGAACGACCTGGCCAACCTGCGCAACGCAGTCTCGGCCTTCCTTCAACCCCGGACTTAAAGGAGCATCCCGATGTCCGAAGAAGCCGAAATTAAGCAGCTCGCGATTGAGCTGAAGACCGCCGCCGACGAGGTGAAGAAGCAGGCGGAAACCACCAACACCGAGCTCAAGAACCTCGGCAAGGTGACCGAAGAGACCAAGAAGGCCGCTGACGAGGCGCTGATCAAGCACAACGAGATTGCGGCTCGGATGACCGAGCTCGAGCAGAAGATGGTGCAGCGCACCGTCGAGCCGCAGCAGCGCAAGTCGGTTGGCCAGATGATTGTAGAGCACGAGGACCTGAAGGCCTTCATCAAGGCCGGCGTGAAGGGCCGCGTCTCGATCCCGGTCAAGGCGATCATTTCCGCTCTGACTACGGACGCCGACGGCTCGGCCGGCGACCTCATCGTGCCCGACCGTCGTCCGGAGATCATCACTCCGGCGCAGCGCACGCTGACTATGCGCGATCTGATCACGCCCGGTCAGACCGCCTCCAATGCCATCCAGTACGTCCAGGAGACGGGGTTCACCAATAACGCGGCCACGGTGTCCGAGACGTCCGGCGCAACCAAGCCGCAGTCGGAGATCAAGTTCGACCTGGTGACGGAGGCGGTGGCGACGATCGCCCACTTTGTGCTCGCCACCAAGCAGATCCTCGACGACGTGCCGCAGCTGGCGTCCTATATCGACGGCCGTCTGCGCTATGGCCTCGCCTTTGTCGAGGACAACCAGATCCTCAACGGCTCTGGCACCGGCACCGACCTTAACGGCATCTACACCCAGGCGACGGCTTTCACCCCGCCGACCACGCTCCCGGGCCCGGTCACCAAGATCGACGTGCTGCGCCTCGCCATGCTGCAGGCGTTCCTCGCCGAGCTCCCGTCGACCGGCATCGTGCTCAACCCGGTTGACTGGGCGACGATCGAGCTCGTCAAGGACACGACTGGCCGACACATCATCGGCAACCCGCAGGACGGCGCCGCGCCGCGCCTGTGGCGTCTTCCGGTGGTTGAGACGCCGGCGATGACCGTCGACAAGTTCCTCACCGGCGCCTTCCGCCTCGGTGCGCAGCTCTTCGACCGCGAGGAAGCCAACGTCGAGATTTCGACCGAGGACAGCGACAACTTCCGCAAGAACCTCGTCACCATCCGTGGCGAAGAGCGCGCGGTGCTGGCGGTCTATCGCCCCGAAGCCTTCGTCAAGGGCGACTTCTCGGACGCGATCACGGCGTCGACCAGCCCGTGATGAGCTTCGGCTGATCAAGGAGGGCGGCCTCGTGCCGCCCTCTCTATGAGCCGAAAGGAGAGAGTGCCATGAAACTCTACGCAATCGACCAGGTCAGCATTTCGTCGGTGAAGGCCGATACGCTCCGCCCCGGCGAGCCGTTCGAGGTGTCCGACGCCTTCGGCAAGGAGCTCCTGGAAAGGCTCCCGCACGCTGTTTCGGACCAGCCCCCGAAGGGCAAGGCCGAGCCGCGCCCGAAGAACAAGATGGAAGCTCCGCCGGCGAACAAGGCTGACCCGCTGGACCATGACGGCAACGGCCGCAAGGGCGGCGCCAAGAAGGCCGAATGATGCAGGTCCGCGTCGTCACGCCGCCCGATCCCCTTGTCACGTGGACGGACGCCAAGGCGCATCTGCGCCTCGATTCCGATTTCGAGCAGGAGCTCGTCGAGGGATATATCGCGGCGGCGACGGCGTGGATCGATGGGCCGGCCGGGTGGCTCGGGCGGAGCATCGGCGTGCAGACGCTCGAGCTCACGAACTGCGCGTTTGGTAACGATGCGCTGCCCTACGGCCCGATCGTCGCAATCGAGACCATTCATTACAAGGACGCCGCCGGCATCGAGCAGGTGATGCCTGACACAGACTACAGGCTCGTCGCCGACGGCAGCATCTACGCTGAGGCGTGGCCGAAGGTGGGCGATGACCCGGAGGCAGTGCGGGTCAGATACGTGGCCGGCTACGCGCCACGCGAGATCGTGCCAGAGGAAGGCGGCGACCCCGCCCTGATCCCGACTGTGCCCACGCCGATCAAGCAGGCAATCCTGCTGCTCGTCGGTCAATGGTTCGTAACCCGCCAGGCGGTGAACGTTGGCAACATCGTCAATGAGATGCCGTTCGCCGTCGAGGCGCTGCTCGCGCCCTACCGCGTGTGGAGATAGGTCGTGCCGCAGGATCCGGGCGCCCGCAACCGCCGCATCGTCATCGAGCGGCACGTGATCACCTATGACCAGTGGAACCGCCCGACCGAAGGCTGGTCGCCCGTGGTGACGGCCTGGTCCTCCTGGCGACGCGCGACCGCCAACGAACGGCTCGCCTCGGGGCAGGTCGGCGCCCAGGTGACCGACATCTTCGAGCTCTCGTGGTTTCCGGAAATCGCCGACCTCGATCCCAAGGATAGGCTGCGCTTCGACGGCAAGACCTATGACATGATCGAGGTGACTGAGGTCGGCGCGCACGAGGGCCTGCTGATCCGCGCATCGGCGAGGGTGGACGGATGAAGGTCTCATACAAGGTCGAGGGCCTCAGCGAGTTCGACGCCGCCCTCGGGCAACTCTCCAAGGCGACGGCGCGCAACGTGCTGCGGCGCGTGTTGATGAAGGCCGGACAGCCGATCGCCGACACTGCGGCGCGCCTGGCGCCGGACGATCCGGAGACGGGTACCCCGGACCTGCACACGTCGATCACCGTCTCGCCGCAGCTCAAGAACCCGGTGGGGAAGGCTGAGTATCGGGAGGTGCTTCAGGCGGGCGGCTCGAGGGCGGAAGCGGCGGCCGCTATGCGAGATGCCCGGCGCGCGGGTAGCGAGACCTTTGCCGAGGTCTATGTCGGACCTGACTACCGGCAGTTTCACGCGCACTTTCAGGAGTTCGGCACGGCGCATCACGGTCCCCAGCCGTTCGTGCGTCCAGCCTTCGACCAGGAGGCCGGCAAGGCGCTCGACATCATCAAGGCCGAGCTCGGCGACGAGATCGAGAAGGCAGCGCAGCGCGCGGCTCGTCGGGCGGCACGCAGGGCCGCGAGGGGATCGTGATGCAGCTGGTGCTCTCCAATTTCCTCATCGCGTCGCCGGCGCTCGCCGCGCTGATCGGAAACCGTGCGTTCTGGGATGAGCTGCCGCAGGGGCTCGATAGCCCGGCAATCGTCATGTTTCTCATCTCGTCGGTGCCTGGCTACACCCACCAGGGCGCCGATGGCCTCACCAGCGACCGCGTGCAGTTCGATTGCCGGGGGCGCACGGCCGACGAGGCGCGGCAGGTAGCGGCTGCGCTCGACGCCCGCCTCAGCGGCTTCAAGGGGACTTTCGAGGGCGTCCGCTTCCAGGGCGCCTTCAAGCAAGGGCATCGCACCCGGTCCGACAAGGTCGAGGCGATCCGCTGGTTTACCGCCAGCGTCGACTACATCATCTGGTCGGCGGCCGCCTGACCTTCCTTTCCAGCACTGGAGAAACTGCAATGACTGATGCACGCATCGGCTATGGCACGGTATTCGAGATGGCCGAAGAGGTCACCCCGACCGTGTTCGTGGCGCTGGGCGAAGTGATCAACGTCGATCCCGGCGAGGACGAAGACGAGGAGGTGGAGGTGACCCACTACCAGTCGCCCGACCGCACCCGCGAGTACATTCCCGGCCTGACGACGCCCGGCGAGGCGACCATCGAGGGCAACTACGTGCCGGGTTCGCAGACCGACCAGATGATCATTGCCGCGCGCGGCAAGAGGAACATCGGCCGCATCACGCTGCCCAACGGCGTGCGCAAGACCTTTCCGGTTGTCCGCCGCGGTTACGCGCAGGCGCTGCCGATCGACGATCGCATGACGTTCACGGCCACCTTCCGCCGCGCCGGGGCGACGACGACCGACACGGCCACGGCGCCGGTCAACGGCGTACTGCCGGCGATCTCGGGCGAAGCCATCGTCGACGGGGTGCTGACCGCCTGGCCGGGCGTGTGGGCTCCGTTCGCCGACTTCACCTTCCAGTGGAAGAAGGATGGCGTCGACATTCCCGGCGCAACCGGTTCCACCTACACCGTCGTCGTGGGCGACGTCGGCTCGGCCATCAGCGTGGCGGTGACCGCGACAAACACCGGCGGCGCCGCGACTGCCGAGAGCGGTGAGACAGCGGAAGTGGTGGCGGCGTAACATGGTGAACCCACTGCGCGGCGAAGTCGCCCTCGAGGTCGAGGGCGAAACCTACACGCTCTGCCTCGATATCAACGCCATCATCGAGGTGGAGAATCTGCTCGATATCGGCATTGCCGAGGTGGCCGGCCTCTTCAGCGAGCCGGGAAGAGTACGCGCCGGATATGTGCGAGCGATGCTCTGGGCGGCGCTTCAACGCCACCACCCGCACATCGAGTTGCGCATGGCCGGAGACCTGTTGGTCAAGGTTGGCCTGGCCAGGGTGATTGAGACCTTGGGCGAAACGCTAGATGCCGCGTTCCCTAGCGAGGAGGGTGAGCATCGCCGGCACCCTCCGACGACAGCTGGGACTGGGAAGGTCTCCACGTCGCGTTCATCTCGCTCGGGTTCGAGCCGGAAGCGTTCTGGCGGTTGACGCCGCGCGAGCTTTCGGTTCGACTGACCGGCGCCCGCCGACGGCTGGTGCGCGAGCATGACGAGCGCATGGAGCTGGCCTGGACCATGGCCCGGCTCAATGCCTATGCGCCAGAGAAGGCGCGGCAGTTCGTCAAGCTCGAAAGCCTTTTCCATCGCGAGGACAAGCGACCCCAGCGGCAAAGCTGGGAAACGCAGGCGGCGATCCTGGCCAGCTGGTGAGGGTCAGAACTTTTCGACGGTGCCATCGGCGTAGACGACGCCGGTGGTGCAAAGGGCGAAATCGACCAGGTCACGATCGACCTGATCGAGCCGTTCGAAACCCGGAAGATAGATGTCCTGAGTGAATTTCAGGCCCGGCTTCAAGGTCATGTCCCTAACAATCGGGTGGCCGCGGTCGCCGATGACGGTGCCGAGGGGATCAACAAACATCGCTTCGGCCTCGATCATCACGATCGGCTTCGGGCTGTGGTTGACGAGGATCATCGTGCCAGATGTCCAGTCGATCATCTCAACCAGTTCGCTGGTGCCCTCCTGACAGATGTCGCCTTCCTGCCCGGAGGCCGACCCCATCAACACGAGAAAGGAAGCGGCTATGGCTGCTAATGCTCGCATCGGTGCCCTGCATGTGGCGTTGGGGCTCAACTCTGCACAATTCGAGCAGGGACTCAAGAAGGCGCAGACCGGGCTTAGCGGCTTCGCAAAGTTCGCCAAGGCGGGACTTGGTACGGTGGCGGTTGCCGCCACGGCGGCCGGCGCTGCCCTGTCCGTCGCGGTCAAGGGCGCGATCGACCATGCCGACGAATTGAGCAAGACCGCGCAGCGGGTCGGCGTGGCCACGGATGCGCTTTCGCAGCTCGAATGGGCGGCAAAGCTCTCCGATGTCGGCCTCGAGCAGTTGTCGGGCGGGCTGCAGCGCTTGACGCGCAATCTGTCTGAAGTGGCGCAGGGCCGCAGCCCGCAGGCGGCGACGGCGTTCCGTGCGCTCGGCATTCAGGTGACGGACGCGGCCGGGCGGTTGCGGAGCTCCGACGCGGTGTTCGCCGACATCGCAGAGCGCTTTGCAGCCATGGAGGACGGCAGCGAGAAGACAGCCCTTGCAATAGCGCTCTTCGGGCGCGCAGGTGCGAACCTCATCCCTCTCCTCAATTCCGGGCGCACGGGCCTTGCGGAAATGGCTGCCGAGGCCGACCGGCTCGGAATCACCATCGACACCAACACGGGCAAGGCGGCGGAACAGTTCAACGACAGCCTGACCCGCCTGCAGGCCGTGTTCGATGGCATCGTCAACAAGGTGATGGCGGCGGTGCTGCCGGCGCTCAACCGGCTGGGCGACACGCTTGCCTCGCCCGAGTTCGCGGCCTCGGCACAGCAGATCGCGACAGCAGTTGTCGATGCCATGAGGATCGTGGCCGACGCGGTGATGGCGGCGGTCGGCGCGTTCAACGCACTACGCGAGGCCATGGCCTGGGCCAACACCCATGACATCTTCGGCAACGAGTTGGCGCCGCCGGAGTTCGGTTCCGCCGAGTGGAAGAAGGCTTTCTGGGGTATTGGCAAGTCCGGGCCGTCACCCAAGGATCAGATCCTGGAAGGTCTCGCGTCCGGTGCAGCCGGACCCGGCGACGACTTCTTCGCCGGCATCTTCGAATCCGCCAATTCCACGGCAGATGCGTTTGGCCGCCTGTCCGACGAGATCGAGGGGATCGGCACCTCGTCCGCCACGGCCAGCAGCGGGGTGGCCAAGGTCAAGACCGAGCTCGAGAAGACCAAGCCGGCAATGGAGCAACTCGCCCGTGCCGGGCAGCAGATGACATCGACCCTGGCCAGCGGCTTGACCGAGATCTTCAAGGGCGTTCTGACCGGTGCCAACAATGCGGCCGATGCCGTATCGGGCCTGCTGGACCAGCTGTCGACGATGGCGCTCAACGCGGCTTTCCAGGGCCTGCTCGGTGGATTGTTCGGTGGGTTCAGGCTGCCGGGCTTTGCCAATGGCACGAACTTCGCGTCAGGCGGCCTCGCGGTCGTCGGCGAGCGTGGGCCGGAGATTGTCAACCTGCCGCGCGGGTCGAAGGTCATCCCGAACCATGAGCTACGCAGCGGCGGAAGGAGGGGCGGCATGGGCGCTCCCATCTTCCAGATCGACGCGCGGGGCGCGCAGCTCGGCGTTGCTGAGGAAATCCGCCGGGCGCTCGAGGACTTCAGCCGGTGGACGTTGCCGCAGCGCGTCAACGATATCAACGCCGATCCGCTGGTGCGAGGGTAACCCATGGCTCTGGCGACACCCTTCACGCTCGAGCTCTTCGGCAATCTCATACCGATCCTGTCGGCGCCGTTCGTGCTGATGGACCAGGACGAGATCTCGGGGCTCGGAACCGGCGAGGGCCTCACCCACGATCTCGGACCCAAGCTCTGGGAAGCGCCGGTCGAGACCGCCCCGATGCCGAACGGCCGGTGCCTCGCCCTGCAGGCGATGATCGAGGCGCTCGATGGATCGCAGGGGACATTCTACCTCTACAATCCCATGGCGCCTTACCCGCAGGCGGACCCCGATGGGTCGCTGATCGCCGGCCACACGCCCGAGCTGCACACCATCGCGCTCAATCGCAAGGAAGTTCGGATCGACGGGTTGCCCGAGGGCTACGTGCTCACCGGGGGCGACATGTTCGCGCTCGACTATGGCAGCCCCTCACGGCGCGCGCTGCTGCGCTGCGTGACCGGAGCGACCGCCGACCAGGTTGGCGTCACGCCGCTGTTCGAGGTTCGCCCTCATCTTCGCCCCGGCATCACGGTCGGGCTGCCCGTGCTGCTCGCCCGGCCGGCGGCGAAGGTGAAGATCCTGCCGGGCAGCCTGGCGCTGCAGCCCATCGACATCGTCAACGCCCGGCTCTCCTTCCGCGTCCGCCAGACGCTCGCCGCTGGCTAGTGCGGCCATAAGGGCCACTCCAAGATGATCGCCAGCATATTATAAAAAAGGATGCCAACGGCACTGAGGGCGCTGCCGATCGACAGGATCATCGCGATGATCCATGTCCATATCTGCCCGCGGGTTGCTGATTTGAGTTTTCTTTTTCTCTCAAAGTTCTCGAATGCTCTGAGAAACTCCGTCGGTTGTTTTGGCGGGTTGAGCAGGCCCGACAAAGGCAGCAACTGTCGAGTGATCGAGACCATCTTGTAGATCTCGTACAAGACGAAGATCAGCAACGAGAAGCCCAATAGCAAGGCAACGCTGGCGCTCGCCAGTCGGGGCAGTTCGTTGCTCACAAACGCCCAAATTGAAAATGCGCCCGCGTAGCCGCCTACCGTAACTAGGCTGGTGTACGCGGCTGCCCTGTCGAAGGAAACTGACGTGATCTGCAACAGCATGTCCGTTGTGATCTTGGCCGCGCGCTCCTGCTCGCTCAAGGTTTCGTCGCCTGTCGAAAGCATCGATCTCGTCCCCCTACCTGGATCGCTCTTCGCTCTCATCGCGCTCATTCCCGCGCTGAGAAAGAAGAACCATGTCGCAGGGACCAACGGGAGTCGATAGTCGATGACTCGGTCTCTCGACGTCGCGACGCAGGCCGCGATCCGCGACCGCTCGCGCGTCATTCCCCGCAACTTTATGGTGGTGTTCGCCAAGCCGCTCGCCGGCGGCGAACCCGTGCCGTTCGGCTTCACCGATTTTGGCGAGGACGTGCTTGTCAACGTCCTCGACGGCGAGACCGGGCAGACGGTCGGGCACACCTACTACGGCGACAGCGCGCCGATCGCGAAGATGGACCAGATCCCGCTCAAGATCGGACTCGAGGTCAACAACGTGCAGGTCGAGCTCAATCCACTGCACCCGGCCGTGCAACTGATGGCGCGCGGGCACGACCTGCGGAACGCCAAGGTGCAGATCCATCGCGGGTGGCTTTCGCCCGAGAGCATGCTGCTGGTGGCGCCGCCGCGCATCCGCTTCCTCGGCCAGGTCAACGGCGCGCCGGAACGCACTGCGGCGGTCGGCGGACAGTCGGTGCGCATCCTGAGGTTGGTGTCCCACACCCGCGAGCTGACCCGGACCAATCCGGCCAAGCGCAGCGACGAAACGCAGCGATTGCGTGGTGGTGATCGGTTCCGCCGCTACTCTGGCGTCGCCGGGCTCTGGCGCAGGACGATCTGGTGGGGCGAGAAAGGCGGTGACTGACCGATGAACTTCATCTTCCAGCTCATCGTCGGCATCGTTCTTTCGGTCGCCTCGACGCTCGTCCAGTCGATCTTCCAGCAGGACCAGAAACAGCCGAAATCCGGCTTCCGTGGCGAGATACAGACTGGCGGCGACAACCCGCTCGCCTTCATCATGGGCTTTTATGCGACCGCCGGGCAGCTCGAATATGCCGGCTCCTGGGGCGAGGTCGACGACGTTCCTAACGCCTATATCTCGCAGGTCATCTCGTTCGCCGATATCCCGGTGAGCGAGGTTGCCGGTCGCCTCATAAACGGCAGGCGGGCGACGCTCGGCGGTGCACCGCATCCGACGCTCGGCTTTCCGGTGCTCGAGTTCCGTGATGACGACGGCAAGGATCACCTCTGGGTGCGCGAGTATCTCGGCGGTCAGACCGAGCCGGACCCGCTGATGCGCGCCCAGTTCGGCAACGACCCCGAGCGCCCCTACACCTTCGACATGTACGGCTATGGCGTTCCCTACGTCGTGGTGACGGCGCTGTGGAACCGCGAGCTCTTTACCGGCTTTCCCGAGGTCCTGTACGAGTTTCGCGGGATTAGGCTTTATGACCCGCGCAAGGATTCGACGGTCGGCGGTTCGGGGTCGCACCGGCTGAACGATCCCGAGACGTGGGCGTATTCCGACAACCCGATCGTCGGCATCTACAACATCCTGCTCGGCATCCTCTACCAGGGGCAGTGGCTCTACGGGCCGCAGGGCATCACGCAGAACCGCCTGCCCTACGCCAACTGGGCGGAGCAGATGAACAAGTGCGACGTGCTGGTGCCCGTCGCCGGCGGCGGCTTTGAGAAGCGCTTCCGCTTCGGCCTCGAGGTTCTGGTCGACGAGCAGCCGCACGTCGTCATCGGCGAGCTGCTCAAGGCCTGCGAGGGGCGCATTGCCGAGATCGGCGGCCTCTACAAGGTGCTGGTCGCCGAGCCCGACGCGCCGGTGGTGGCGTTCACCGACGAGGACGTGGTGATCACGGAGCCGCAGGACCTCGACCCGTTCCCGGGCCTCGAGGCGACCTACAACGGCATCGTCGCAACCTATCCCGAGCCGGCCGAGGCGTGGGAGAACAAGGAGGCGCCGCCCCGCTACCGCAGCGACCTCGAGGCGCTCGACGACAATCGCCGCTTGCCGTTCTCCACCGAATACAAGGCGGTGCCGTTTCCGGTGCAGGTGCAGGCGCTGGGCCGGGCAGCGATCGAGGAAACCCGCCGCTTCCGCAAGCACGTGCGCACCGCGCCGCCGGCCTGGTGGGAGTACGAGCCGCTCGACTGCGAGCAGTGGACGAGCGCCCGCAACGGCTATGTGAGCAAGCGCTTTCTGATCACGGCGATGGACGATCTGCCCAACGGCAACCTGGTCGTCGCCAACCAGGAGATCGAGCCGGCCGACTATGGCTGGGAGGCGGATTTCGAACTGCCCTGGGATATCGCGCCGCTGCCGGTCGGCCGACCGCCCGCACAGCCGATGTTCGGCTGGCAGGTGGAGCCCGCCACGTTCGCCGATGGTGACGGCAAGCCGCGCCGGCCGTCGATCCGGGTCAGCTATGAGGCTGGCCTGATCGATGTGCGGGCGGTGCGCGTGCAGGTGTTGCTCGCGGTCGATGGATCCCTCGTCTTTGACGGGGAACTTCCTTACGACGCAGCGGCGCTCGATCCGTCGGTCACCCTCAACGCGACTTTCCTGCCGAACACCGCCTACTTCGTGCGCGGCAAGTATGCCCCGTTCTCCGGGCGGCGCACCGAATGGTCAGATTATCTGCCGGTCACCACGCCAAACGTGCGGATCGGCGCGCTCGACATCGAGTTGGGCAACCTCGCCGGCGAGATCCTCGGCGACCTCGGACCGCGCGTGCGCCAGACCATCGAGAGCTTCAAGCAGCTGGGCACGCTCCTCGAGGAGGCCGATCGCGAGAACTACACGTTGCGGCAGACCCTTGCCCGCGAACTGCGGGTGCAGGTCGACAACCTCGAAGCGAGCTTTGATGAGATCATCGAGGTCGCGCTCGATCCTGAAGGCAGCAGCGCTCTGGCACTCGCCATCCAGTCCCTGCGCGCCGCGCTTGGCGGCAGCTCGGCTGAGATCAACGTCCGTTGGGAGGTAATAGCGGCACCGGTCGGCTTCTCGGCCCGATACGCCATCCAGCTGATGTCGAATGACGGGTCGCTGCGCATGGCGACCTTCTTCATCGACCTGCCGAACAATCCGCTGCTACCGCCCCGCATCGGCTTCATGGCCGGGCAGACGGTGTTTTTCACCTCTACCGGCCAGCCCATCGCCCTTGTCGGTGACGACGGGGTGATGCGCTCGGCCAACGATACGGTGCAGATCAACTTCTTGAACGGCAACTTCTCCTTCGGAGCGGCGTGATGCGAGTGCTTAGGGGATTTGCCGCTCAGGGCGTCGTCGCCGTCTATACCGAGGCGGCTGGTGGGGGCGACCCGCTCGACTTCGACGCGCCCTGCAACGCGCCGGCCAAGTCCCCGATGGCGCATCTCGACAAGATCGCCTTCCATTCGGACTTCTTCCAGTACGAGATCGCGATCGGGCCGACGCGGGTGGACCTCACCCATCCGGCGGTACCGACGGCGACCGTGACCTGGCAGGCTCCGCCTCTCTTCGTGAACTATCCGACGCGCCTCAGCTATACGACCTATGGCCAGCAGGTTGCCGGCGCGCAGGCGCTGCTCACGCATGGGCTGGGCTACACGCCGCTGGTGATGGTCGCGGTCAACGGCGCCATCGCCGTCGGCGGTACCATCGTGCAGGAGTCCTCGGCCGGCCGGCGCTTCGCCTCGGTCTATGCCAACGGCAGCCAGGTCGGCATCGCCTGGTGTGGGTACTCCAGCACCGTCGACTTGCCCGCCATCGCCGTCTCCTACGACGTGATGGTGTTCCGCACGCCAGCGGCCGATCCGGCCCAGCCGCTGTTCTCGGGAAACCCGACCCAGTTTCAGGTGGGTCGTGGCAAAGTGCGCTCGAGCGCAAGCTATCTGCGCCGCCGCACCGCCTCGGAAAGCCCTTTCGACTTCGACCTTGCCCGCACCGTCGACCTCGCCAATGGCGGGGCGCGGGTCACCACCGGCGGCAACGTGCGCCAGGACCCGTTCTACACCGGCAGCTATCCTGGCGGCACCTACGTGCCGGTGGGGGTCTGAAATGCCGGTCGTCAACGAAGGTGGGCACATCGTCCTGCGCCGCTCCGGGCGCAAGATATTCGGCACTGACGTGCCGCCGGTGAGCCTTTTTCCCGCCCAGCAGATCGTCACCACGCGGACCGTCGCCTTCCCCGACTTCCCGAAGGACTTCATCTACGGCTTCGTGCGCTTCTCCGAGGCCAACCCCGACCCGTTCGGCGGCCCCGTCCAGGCCGGCTATTGCCTCACCCTGGTCAAGATCATCCCGAGCGAACTGGCCGACACGCCCATCGTCATCGGCACCGTGCCAGCCGGCTGCAACTACATCGACGTGCGCGCCGCGCTCACCTGGTCGAAACAGCCCGACCTCAGTGCTGGATCGCCGGTGCGCTCGCCGACAGAGGCGTATGCCCCCAACCAGGTGCACCTGCAGGGCGGCTCCTGCGTGCTGGAGATCGGCTCCGGCTTCCGACGCGCCATTCATGTCGGCCTGTCCGGCACCAACGTGTTGCTCACCCGCATGCAGTCATCGCGCAGCGAGCAGCCGGTGCCTTATTCTCCATGGGGCGGCCCGACGCAGACCGGCTGGTCCTACGGCACCAGCCCGCTCGGTATGATCCAGGGGCAGATCGATGCCCAGCGGGTGTTCAGCTTCCAGGGGCAGCCCTTCGTTCCGCCACATCGGGGCAGCTCAACCGCCTGCTCGACGACGATCAATTCCGACCACAGTTCGATCTGGTCGATCCAGTTCATCATCACCCCCGGCCGCTACAACACCGCGCTCTAGAGGTTTCGACATGCTTGTGCACCTGCCGACGTTCTACGACAGAGGAACCGCCTCGGTATCGTCCGGAGCGACTACCGTCACCGGCAACGACACGCTCTGGGGCGACGGGACGCTGCTCGCCGGCGACCGCTTTACCGTGCCGTCGCAGCCGTTGGTGCCGCCGCAGCGCATCGCCAGCATCACGAGCAATGGGGAACTGGAACTGGCCGTACCATGGCCTGGCGCCAATGTCGCCGGGGCACCCTATGAGGTCCGCTATGCCGGCATCATCGAGCGCTCGACCGCGCAGACGCGGCGCTACCTCGAGATGCTCGGCGATATTGGCAGCACCGGCGTCGGCATCAACGCGTTCGGCACCTTCGCCGGCCGCGCCGCCTACAATGATCGTCCCGCGAACTTCGTCTACCTGTCCACCAACGGCAACGGGTCCTCGATCACCTATCCGCTGGTCTACATCAAGCAGAGTTCCGCTTCGGGGGACTGGGGCACGTCGATCGACATCACCGGCCCGCAAGGGCCGTCGGGGCTCATCGGCGTCTGGCGCGGAGCTTGGGCCGCCGGCACAGCCTATGCCTTGAAGGATGTCGTGCGGGTCGCTGGTACGTCCTACATCTGCGAGATCGCCCACACCTCGGGCACCTTCGCGACCGATTATGGCGCAGGCAGGTGGTCGGTCGTCGCGCAGCGGGGCGATGTCGGGCTTTCCTACAATCGCTCGACCTCGACGGCCGACAGTGATCCAGGCAACGGCAACTTCCGCTTCAACAACGCCACCCTCGCCAGCGCCACCCAGCTCTTCATCGATCTCATTGATACCGACGGCGTGACGCAGACCGGCTTCCTCGACGCCTGGAACGAGGGCACGAGCCCGAGCAGCAAGGGCCAGCTCTACATCCGCCTGCGGGACAACCCCAGCGTCTTCTACGTCTACAACGTCACCGGCGTCACCACGGCGAGCGGCTATCGCAAGATCGCCATTCAGTACCTTTCGGGTTCCGGCACGATCGCCAACACCGCTGCCTGCGTGCTCTCGTTCATGCGCGCCGGTGACAAGGGCCAGGACGGCATGGGCACCGGCGATGTCGTCGGGCCGGGCGGCGCAACCTCCAGCAATGTGGCCATATTCAGCGGGCCCTCCGGCAAGGCCATTGCGGACAGTGGCATCGCCGCCTCGGACATCGTAAGGGCCGGGACCGCCCAGGTCGTGACGGGTCGCAAGACCTTCAGCGCGGGCGGCACCGGCGACAGCAGCATCGCGCAACTGGCAGGCGGCGGTGGTGGCGAGATCGCCATCAACGGCAACGGCGTGGGCGCCGCGGTTGCGCAGTATCACCGCCCCAGCGGGCACATAACCTATTTCGGGCTCGATACCGACAATCAGTTCAAGCGCGGCGGCGGCAGCCTCGCCGGTGTCGCGCGCATGTTCTTCGACCAGGGGAACATCCTCGGGAACGTGGCGCAGGCCAGCGGCGTGCCGACCGGCGCCCTCATCGAGCGCGGCAGCAATGCCAACGGAGAATACGTCAAGTTCGCCGATGGCATGATGATCTGCCGGAGGGTGTGGGATGTTGCGGGCCTGGCCGTCAACACCGGCAACGGCAGCCTGTTCTTCTCCGCTGCCCAAACCTGGACCTTCCCTGCGGCCTTCGCCACCGGTGTTTATCCTGTGATAACAGGTTCGGCTCGGATCGGCGGGGTCCTTTGCTACGTGCACCCCAACAGCACCTCCGACAACTCAACCGGTGACAGCATCTATGTCGTGTCTAGTGCCTCGGTCACCGGCACTGCCCATATTCGTCTCGTCGCCATAGGAAGGTGGTTCTAGATGCGCATCATGCTTTCCCCGCAGCGCTCCGACGCGCAGCTCGTCGTCGGCAAGTCGGGCGACGTTCTCACCATCAATGGCGATGTCCTCGACCTTTCCGCGTTGGCCGCCGGCGACTCGATCACGGGCGCGTCCGACCTGCACCCCTTCCTCCTCCGCGACATCGACAGGAGCATCGACGGGGAGATCGAGCTGACGCTCAGGTTGCCGCACGGCCCGACCCCGGAGCCCTACATGGCGTTCCCCGATACCCTCGAGGCGGTGCCGGACGGTCCCGTCGACCTGCCGTGGGACAGCTACCGGGTGGTCGAAAGCGAGAAGGTTGAAGGCGGGACCAACGTCATCACCACAACCTATCGCTGGCACCAGGAGCCGGAAGTGAGCAGTGAGTTCATTCCCGACCCGCCTGAACCCGATCCGGCCGAGCAGGAGGAGGCATAGCCATGGGCACTATCGTCATCGATCCCGCGCGCATCGTTACGGCGGCGGAGAAGGCCGCCAGGGCGGCGGCCGAGGCGCGCAGGGCCGAGTTCCCCGACCTTGAGCCCGATCAGTTCTGGTTCGTGCTGCGCGTCTCGGGCCACGATCAGGACGTGCTCGGCTGGGTCGCCTCGCTCAACGATCCCGCGAGCCCCAACTACGACCCGGTGCTGTGGGCATATGCATCATCGAAGTTCGAGCGGGCCAAGTACTTCGAGCGCGACCATCCCCTGGTCCTTTCGGCGGCGCAGGCGATCGGCATCCCCGATCTCCAGCTCGACGATCTCTGGCGCTACGGCGCGACTGGCGGGCAGCCGGCGCAGGCGTAGACGGGTGTCCGGGGCGCGTTGGGGGCGCAGCGGACACGCTAGGACGGGCGGCCAGGGAGTTGCGGCCTCCCTGGCTCAGCGATTGAGGGGGCCTGCAATCGCTGATATGACCGAGGTCATCCTGCCCATCGCCTTTGGAGGCAGGTGGACCATAGCACTCGGCCCGGCTTGATGAGCATCAAAAAGAAGTGCCGCCCTGGCAGTTTGCTGCTCAACAGAAGGGCTTAAGTCGACAGCACGTAAATCAGGCGGACGATCAACCACCAGCCCGCCAGGGCGAGGGCGACGATCATCAGCCAGATCTCGAGGAAGGTGATGCGCCGTCGGCCGATCCGTTGCCTGAACTCCTCCGGCCAAAGCCCCATCGCGTTCATGCCCCTACGCAGATGTCCGTAGGTCTAACGGATAAGGCTTAAGCCTTTCAATGCCGCCGCCCGCCGGGCGGCTTTTTTCATCATCATCGATAGGAGACCACCATGGACAAAACCGTGCCCGCCGGCGCGGCGATCCTGCTCGACTTCATCGGCCAGACGGAGACCGGAAAATCCGGCCACGAAGGCTACGGCGTCATCTTTGCCAACAAGCAGGGCAAACTCACAAAGCCGCTCACCACCCTGACGCTGGACGAGGTCATCGCCGACCAGGTGAGATGGTCAAAGAACCACGGCTCATCCGCCGCCGGCCGCTACCAGTTCACGCGCGCCACATTGCGCGGGCTCATGTCGGAACTCGGGCTGCGCGGCTCGCAGAAACTCGACGCCAACCTGCAGGATCGCCTCGCCTATCACCTGCTCAAGCGCCGCGGATATGAGGGGTGGACTGCGGGCAAGATCGGCGACGTCGAGTTTGCCAAGCGCCTGGCGATGGAATGGGCATCGTTGCCGGTGCTCGAGGCGACCCAGGGGCAGCACCGCACCCTCGCTGCCGGGCAGTCTTTCTATGCCGGCGATGGGCTGAACAAGGCGCTCGTTTCCCCGGCGAAGGTCCGGGAGGTGCTCGCGCGCGCCCGGCAGGCTCTCGGCTCTCCCGCGCCGACCGAGCCGCGCCCCATCCCCACCGTACCGCTGCCCGAACCGGCGCCGTCCGGAGGGGGTGCTCCGGGCATCCTCATCTTCTTCCTCATCGTGGCCGCCGCTTTGGCGGCCTGTTTCATCTTCGGTTTCCGCTTCTAGGAGGCATCCATGGTCACCAGCATTATCACCGCCGTCGCGCAGAACGTTATTCTCGGGTGGCTCTGGCGCCGGGTTCAGGAACTGGCCGGACTGGCCCTGACCCTCGTGCCGATCTATCTGGCCATGCCACCGTCCATGCAGGCGGATGTGCATGCCATCTTCTCGGGGCAGGGCGGCAACCTCACAATCTCGGCGGCCATCGGTCTGGCCTGGTATCTGTGGACGCAATGGAAGTCCTACCGGGCGACCGTCATGCCCCAGGTCGTGACCACGGACGCCAGGAAGGTGCCGCTGCCGGCGGCAGGAGAGGGCTCGGGCACGACCCGTAAGATCGAGGCCCTTGCCGAGGCCGCGCCCCGCCCGCGCACGCTGTGGGAACGGCTGACGCAGCGTTGACCATCCACGCCGGGCCATTGCGTGATGGCCCGGCGTCTTGCGCGAGGAATACTGACGTGTCGGACGAAGAGGCCAACATGAACATCCACGCGCCCAAGGTTCGCTACGAGGTGAACCTCAACACCATCATCGTCACCTGCGGCTTTGTGGCGATGGCCGTCGGCTGGGGCATTACGTGGGGGCAGACGACCAATGATGTGAAGGCGCTGCTCGAGTTCCGCGTGAACGCCACGGCCGAGCTGCGCCGGCTCGACAATCTCGCGTTTCAGGTGACGGCGAATGAGCAGGCGACCAAAGATGTTTCCGCTGCTCTTTCCGAATTGAAGGATGCCGTCTCGGAGCAGGGCGGAGACATCAAGGTCATGCGCGAGATCCTGCAACGGATTGAGCGGCAGGGGCAGACTAGCGCGCTGCGCAGTTATCCATTTACCGATGCTGCCGACCTCTGAAACCCCCTGACTTTGCGAAGCAACCAATTGGGATCGCGGTGCGTATTCACTCCCGCGGGGGCGCGTGGAGACCAAAAATGAACATGCTGCTCTTCAAGCTCTCCGACCACCTTTCACGGCCGCCTGGCTTCTACGTCACTCTCGTCCTTCTGGCACTGTGTACGCTCTTGGTGCCGCTCGGGCTGACCGAGGTGGTTACATACGTTCTGTCTGTTGCCGCTATCGTTATCACCGGGGTGGTGCTTATCCAGGGCTATCGAGATACGGCCGCCATACACGCCAAGCTCGACGAGCTCATCGTCGCCCTGCGGGAAACTCGGAACGACGTTGTTGGGCTGGAGCATGCCGATCCTAAGGTGATCAAGGAGGCAGTCGAACATCTCGAACAGGAAGCCGCTTCCGGTCCTACTAGCTGATGAATGATCGAACTCGTGACCGGCGACGTGAAGCGGATGGGCCTGATCGGGCTCGGGCGTTCAGGCTGCTCGGCTTCGCCTTTACGGCACTCGGCATTACGCCAGCGACGGAGGGCGAGGGGTAGTTCAGGTCGTCCGAACTTGGCTACGGGTTGCATGAGGCACCGCCCGAGTACCTCGGGCGGCGAAAATGTCAGTTAGAAGCCCTCGGGTGCATCGCGGCAATCCGGATGCCGGGCACCGTCTGAACACAGGGGCCAGTTCTCGGGATTGTCGGAAGCGTCATCGGGATCATCGACCAGACAACCCACTCCATGGCAGCCGTCGTAACCACTGCTGCTGGCGCAGGCCGCGAGAGACAGAGCAATCAAGACGCTGGCTATGGCTTTCGGGATATTCAACGAAGTTCTCCATGGTTACAGTCTTGGAAACGCCCCCGTCCCCCGGAACTTTGTTGTCGTTTCACGCCGGCGCATCAGGCCGACTGCTGCGGTGATGTCACTCCCCGATCAGGACGTCGGCAAAACACTGGGCAAGATCGCTGGGAGCTCCGAGGTCTTCTGCCCATGACAGGAGATCCGGCCGGTCGGACTCCTCGGCCATGCCCCCCCATACGTCCTTAAATTCCTTGTTCCCATTCGCGCTCTCAAAAAAGAAGACGCCGGGGTCGGACATAGGAGTTGCTGCGTAGACGGCGCTCCAGTCTCCGCTCTCCATGTACTTCCAGAAGTCCACATCCGCCGGTTGCACCTCGTCCCCAACGGCTTCGGCGATGAGGACGGAGTACTCTTGAGTCTTTGGCGCTGTTAGGGCGGTGTCTAGGTCAAGACATCCTTGCGCTGCCGCGGGGAGAGCGGTCAGCAGAAAAGGCAGGAGCGAGAAAGGGAATGCGCGGTTGTGAAACTTGGATGCCTTTTTCATAAAACCACCGCTTAAAATATTCATAATGAACAATTATGGGCCGACCTGCTGCATAGGTCAACCGCGGTATCCCGCTGGGATTCCATCGTAAGTTGAACCAATTCTGTTGCTGGTGCGCTCCTTTTGGAGGAATGTCCCGCCGGTTCCAACTCGCCAAGCTCGTTAAGGGAGTGCCGACCGGGCGACGACTGGCTGTTCTCGAGGTGCAGGACGCGGGAGTGGATGGGTGTCTGGCCTGAGCAGGTGACGAAGGCCGATGTGGGGATGATGGACATCCGCCGGCCATCGAAGGTCATTACCATCTAGAAGTGGAGGCGGTGAAGTTGGGCCACGAGGTATAG